CTTCCAACCACGCTTGGCCGTCTCCGCGTCCACGCACTGCGTGTTGTGGCCGGAGTCCACGCATACCAGCGCCCGATGCGTCCCAGTCGCCGACACGAACCTGTCGAGGTCGCCCCATGTATCGACGCGGGCGAAGGCCATCAGACGCGAATGCCCGGAGATGGACCAGCGCCGCGCCACCGCGTAGAAGAAACCCTGCTGGCAGTCGATGCCCACAGTCCGCATGGGGACCGACCCGGCGGGCGCATCCTTCCTCGGGGCCAGCTTGGCCTTCGGCGTGATCACCGCCTCGTCCTCCCAGTCGTCCGCCATGGCGTAGTCGCTGGCCGTGGCCGACGCGGTCATCGTGCCGGCATCGTCGCTCCAGCTGAGGGCGAGATACTTGGTCTTGAAGGTCTGACGCCCTGACTCGTCGCCGTAGACGTCGCTGGCCTCCTTACTCTTTAGCATGTCCACCGCGAGGGAGCCCCAGCTTGTCGAGGCAAGGGCGTTCACATGCAGGCCGACAAACCCCTTCTTCTGCGCCACGCCCATGGCGATGAACTCGCCCTCCGCGTTGCACTTGGTGCGTACTTCATTCGTGTCGGCCAGCCGTGTGCCGCACTTCGCGCACTCGTACGTCGTGCCCTCCTCGACCTTGCGGTGGTCCCAGCCCGTGTCCGTCCGGGCCGCTTCTGGGAAGCGGATGAAGCTCCAGTCGTACGCCTGCAGATGCCCGCAGCACGGCGCCTTGAAGTGCCACTCGCGGCGGTCCGTCATCTCGACCAGGTTGTGAAAGTCGTCGCCCACCAGCCCGGGCTGGCTCGCGTAGAGTTTCTTGCTCGTCCACTCGTAAGCCTTCGTGCGGGCCATCGACTCCTGCAGGGCACCCTTCGGCCACTGCCAGAGCTCATCGCCAAAGACGTAGCGCGTCGAGATGCGCTGCAGGTCCTTCTCCGTCGATGCGCTGTTGTTGTAGACGATGGTCCCGTCCGCAAAGTCGATGGTGTCGCTCTTGGCGTTGTCGTGCACGCTCAGGTGATTACGCACCGCCGGCACGACGTTGAAGATGGGCCGAAGGTAACGCAGGGTGAAGTCCTTTGCGTTCTCCTGGTTGTCCATGTAGATGACCATGTTGCCGCGATCGTTGGCCATCAGGTAGGTCGCCGCCAAGCGCATGGTCAGAGTCTTGCCGCACTGGATTGCCCAGGGCATCGCCAGCACCCGCGTCGAAGGCTCGAGGAAGATGCGCAGCGCATGCCCCACCCACGGCCAGCGGTCCGGCCTGTACCCGCCCTTGAACGGCGAGTCAGGAATGTGCGTCACGTTGCGGGCGCACCACGCCACCGGGTCGGCGTTGTCGGGCGGCGTCAACGTCTGGCGCCCGATGGCCAGCAGGTCCGACCTGTTCACTTCGTCCCGGCCTCCAGCGCCTTCGACAGATCTGCCCGGGCGGAGCGTGCCCACTCACGCAGGGCCGCGTGCGCCGTCGGCGGGTCGTTGGGGTTCGCCTTGTCGCCGGCCTCGACGTCCAGCTTGTCGAACTTGGCAAGCACCTCGCCCATCAGCTCGACCATGGCCTGCCTCGCGTCGTCGGCCTTGATGTAGTCACGGGCCAGCAGGGCACGGCGCTCCTGCTCCTCTTCCAGATTGATGAGGGTCTTCAGGCTCTGGTTGTACGCGGTCTGGTACTTCCCCTGGTTCGGGTCGCCCCCTTCCATGGCGGCCTGCCAGACGCCACGCGCCCGACTGACCAAGGTCCGATGTTCGCTGATCGTGTCAGCCAGGGAGCCGTCGTCGAGCTGAGCCGGTGCGGCCTTGGGTGCCGCGGCCCGCTGCACGTTCGCCCGGGCTTCCCGCCATGCCCGAGCCGCGTCGATGCTGTCGGTCGGCATACCTTCGCGTCGAAGGACTGAGATGCGTTGAGCGGTGACGCCGATCCCGAGACGAAACTCCTGACCGTCCTTGCCAGCATCCAATCGGGCAAGTCCCTCTTCGCCCGCCTGCTGACGTGCCACATCATCGCCAACGCCCCCGGGCCGACGATGGTGCTTCAGGCCACCGACCCCGAGGCCAAGGACTTCGCCCTGCGTTACCTCCGCCCGGTCTGGAACAACTGCCCGCCGGTGAAGGCGCGTCTTTCGGGCGACGACCTCGACCGCTCGACGACGGCGGACTTCGACCGCATGACGCTCTACTGTCGCGGCATCTGGAACGAGGCGAACCTTCAGCGCCTGTCCCTGCGTTACACCATCGCCGACGAGTGCTGGATGGCGCCGCCCGGACACTTGGCCGAACTGAGCGCGCGCGTGACGGCGTTCGGCTGGATGGGCAAACGCATCTTCATGTCCCAGGGCGGACGGGCTGGGCAGGAGTTCCATCAGCTGCACGAGACGACCGACCAGCGTGACTGGAACATGCGGTGCCCGAAGTGCGACCACCTTCAGCCGTGGGTCTGGGAACAGATCAGGTTCCCCGAGGACGCGAAGGCCACCGGCACATGGGACTTGCACAAGGTCAGCGTCGGCACGACCTACGAGTGCGCGGGATGCCGGACGCACCTGCCCGACACGAACGCTTCCCGCCTCGAGGCTAATGCGCGTGGTGCCTTTGTGGCTACGGCCACGTCATCGAACTCCGGGCACATCGGCCTGCATTGGAACTCGCTAGCCTCGATGAGCTGGGGCGAGCTCGGCGTCCTGATGCTCAAGGCCAAGGCATCGGCGGACGAATACGGCGACGAGGAACCGCGACGCATCTTCAAGCAGAAGCGACTGGCCCTTCCCTGGAGCGAAGAGGGCGGCGAGATGGTATCGCTCGCCGAGGCCGCCAACTACAAGATGGGCGACGACTGGGACGCGGAGGCCGTGATCACCCCGAAGGCCAAGGTGGCCGACCGCGAGGGCGCACCGACGGGAAGCATCCCTTTCCGCACGATGGGCGTCGACGTTCAGCGCGGCCACTTCTGGGTGGTCGTCCGCCGGTGGTCGAAGACCGGGCATAGCCGACTGATGGCCTTCGCCCGCATCGACTCATGGGGCAACGTCGAGGCATACGCCAAACAGCACGGCGTCCATCAGGCTCTGGTGCTCGTCGACTCCGGCGACAATACGCAGGAGGTCTACCGCGAGACGGCCAAGCGCAACTGGAAGACGGCCAAGGGCTCAGGCTCCGACGACTTCGCGGTCACGTCCAAGGACGGCCAGACGACCCGCCGCTTCTATTCCGAGAAGCAGTCCATCGTCGTCCCTGGCATCCCGCAGCGGGCCACCCTGATCGTGCACTCGAACACCGCCGGCAAAGACCTCCTGCACGGCCTGCGTGCCCGCAAGGTCTGGACCTACTCCCTCGACGCGGGGACGGACTACCCCGAGCAGCTGAACGCCGAAGTCCGCATCAAGGACCGCCGGACGGGCAAGCCCCAGTGGATACTCCCGCAGGGCAAGAAGGACAATCACGCCCTCGACTGTGAAATCCTCGCCCTGCTGGCCGCCGTCCGCTGGGGTATCGCCGGCAGGGAAACCGCCGAAACCGACTTGCCTTCCGGATGAGGTCGGGCAACCTGTCCGCAAGGGTACGGCGTTTAGTGTTGTGGGTGGAAGAGACTCATGGCGTGGGCTGGGCGTCGTATGGATCGAGTCCCAATAGATTAACAGCAACTGATTGGTATGCTTGTTTCCATACGCCACCGACTCCGACCCACACGTCGCTAATCTTCTTCCACGCGCCGCTGACACCAACCCATAGATCAGGCACGTCTTTGCTAACACCGCCAACTCCGATGTGTAACGTCATGGCGTATACTTAAGCCAGACGTCTCCGTCTGCCGGCGTGCCGGATGGGGAGGCTGTAGACACGGTTTGTGTCTTGGTTGCAAAACTTCCGAGCCCTAAGGTCGTTCTAGCGGCGGAGGCGTCAGCGTCGTCCACCAAAGAACGGCCAAAAGAGGTCAGGGCGTACGTCGTGAATGTATCAAAAGCTGTAGCATAAATGCCAGTATCAGCCGATGTAGTCACGCCAGCAAGGGCTGTAAGGGTATTATCAACCGGCTGAAATGCGGTAGATGCCTGTGTAGCTGCTGTGCCTAGGCCTAAAGTTGTACGGGCTGTGGCGGCATCTGTATCATCTACTAGCGACCGCCCGAAAGCTGTAAGTGTATATGTGCTAAAGGTATCTGAGGCTGTAGCATATATTCCTCTATCTGCCGTAGTTGTCAGAGAGGCTAGCGCTGTTAATGTGGCATCTGCTGACTGGAACGCCGAAGAGGCCTGTGTGGCCGCAGTGCCGAGTCCGAGGGATGTTCTCGCGGCCGAAGCATCAGCCGACCCGGCTAGCGTTCTACCAAACCCGGTGAGTGTGTATATTGAAGCCGTCGAGGGTGAGGTCCAGTAAATAGAGCTATCCGTAGCAAAAGTCTGCCCTGCAATGTTTGTGAGTGTGGTGGACGCCGGCTGAAAGGCTGTCGCAGCCTGCGTGGCAGCGGTCCCTAAGCCTAGCGTTGTCCTAGCCGTAGTGGCATCAGCATCGTCTATAAGAGAT